ACAGCGGTGATCACTTGTGCCTGATGACGGTGACGTTGCTCCCGACTTTATCGGCAATGATGTTGTTCACTGATTCGCGGTCTATTCTGCGCTGCCCACCTGGTGTGGTGATGCCGTCAATGGCACCGCTTTCCACGTAGCGTCTAATGCTGTCCCGTGAGACACCGAGCATTTCGGCTGCCTCACCTGGCTTAATGTAGTTCGTCATTGTTTGTCCCCTTTAGCGTTGAGTGCGACTATGCTGCCCAGAATCGCTACTAGGCCGCCGGCCACAGTCGGCTCGATTTCCCTGTCAGTAATGATCGTACCAAAGATAAACAGCGTCAGGCTGACCAGCACCGTGAGGGCGAGGATGTTCCTGCTGTGGTCGTGTTTCATTAGCCGAAGATGTCTAGGTGGGTGGCATCCGTGTAGGTCAATGGATCTAGGCCGTTAGCATCACAGTAAAGGCCGTAGTTTTTTTCTGGCCATCTCTGTTCGTATCTGATCGGCGTGGATTTGCCGAATCCGAGATCGTGTAATCGGCTAGCGAGGCGCCAGACAGCAGAGTTTTTGACTTCCCAGTCAGCCATGGCCGTAATGACGTTTTCAATCGGTGGCACGTGGCCATCCCAAAGATCGTAACTCACGCCAAACATGTGCTGGCCGTCTTTCTCGTAATACTGGGCCCCAATGATGTAGCCCACGGTGTCGTTCCTGATGGAACTCCACCCTGGAATATCTACGGGCACAACGTCAATTTTGCCTTTACGTTTGTAATCGTTGGAGTAAGCTTTGCCGTTGCCCATCGCGCACCAGGCATGGCCGCTACTGCCGTGGGTCGAGTACAGCAAGGCACCCTGGGGAACGTCAGCCCACCAGCCTTTATCGCTAGGCTTAGTGATCTTGACCTTGTACTTGTCCTTCACTTCAAACCACGCTGATTTGGCTGAGGATCCGTAAGGCCCCATACCGTACGATTGACGGGCAAACGACTGACAGAGGTTGTCCCAGCTCTGGGAGGGGTTATCTACCTGTGCCGCGCACCATTCCTGCTGCTTCTTAATGCTCCTCATCACTTCTCCAAACTTACTGGCTCATCATCCACATCACCTGGGGCATCCACCCACGGTACGGGCACAATGTCTTGCAACTGGTCATCTAGCGCATCTTGATCGTTGTCGTAACGCTCCATGGTTAGCCTTTCGCTTTGAGTTTCGCCATTACTGCGGCTCGTGCGCGTTCGGTGTGGGGCATGAGTTTACTGGTTTTGGGGGTTTTCTTTACCGGCTCCACAGTCTCTTCTTTCTGGGGGTTTTCCTCGGTCATGATTCCTCCTCGGTTGGTGTTTCTGGTGGAATGAACTGGTCGGCTTTCCGGTCGTATGTGAAGCTTTGACCCGCGAATACGCCACGGAAGTTTCCGTTGTATGAGGTAAACCGCCATTCTTCACCACTGTTTGGGTCATGTAAGCCGAGGCTTTCCATGTACTCCATCAGCAGGGTATCTTGTGGGAACGTGCCTACCTTCTGCCCTAGTAGTTTGCCGTTAGCGTCAGTGAACTTGTCATCATCCACAACTAGGACTTCACGAACAATTCCATTATTGTCTATTCTTGCTGCGTGTGCCACTTACACCACCACCCTGATAATTACTATTCCTGATCCACCGTTACCACCAATACTTCCTACCGCCACACTTTGTGCCCCACCACCACCTGAGCCTGTTGATAGCGTGCCTGCGGTACCTGGTGTTGATGTGGATCCCGCGCCACCTATACCGCTGCCACTACTACCACCAGAGGACGTACCCGATCCCCCTCCGCCGCCACAGTAATCAACCACCGTGTTTGTAATACTTGATGTGGTTCCTGCGCCTCCGGCTCCCCCATATGCGCTTATGGTCGGGGTCTCGCCACGCCCTAATACGCTCGGGTTTGCACCACCACCACCTGCGGCTGCAGAAATAACCGAAGACCCACTGGAGTTCCCGCCATCCCCACCGAAACCAACAATACCTGTTCCACCAGCAGCACCGGGGCCAGCGTTTATTCCGGAAGCGCCGCCACCTGATCCACCTGATAACCCTGGCTGAACGTAATAGACCGATGCCGCGTTGAACGCGGCTCCTACACCACCACCACCACCTGGGGCTAGGTAGACAGAGACCCGTGAGGCGTTCCCGTTGTTTCCGTTCTGGTTACCAGCAAGGTTGGCTATTGAGTTTCCAGCCCCGCCAGCACCCACAACGAGAGTGTGAGTCCCTGCCGACAAGTAGCCTTGGTAAATATCCACGAAAGCACCTGCCCCGCCCCCAGATCCGTAACCGGCTGCCCCCGCGCCACCACCAGCCACGATTAGGATGTCGGCGAAACCAGCTTGGTCTATAGAGATAGATCCTGTCCCCGTGTAAGTAATGAACTTATAGTTGATTCCGCCGCTGCTGTACGTGCCGGTTGCCGTGTCGGTGAAGTTGGCGGCTCCCACGGCTGAGCTAAAAGGGGCCCATGCCGTCCCGTCATATCGCCACACTTTGTTGTCATCCAGGGTCTGGGCCAGCTGCCCTTGCACTGGTGTGGGGATCGCCGCGTCACGCGCCGCCGCGTCAGCGAACGGGTTCACCGCGTACTTATCAAGCCGGTTTGCTAAGGCTAATGATGTCGCTGGGTAGTTCGCAACCAGGTCGCTGCTTTCAATATAAGGGTTTCCAGCCGGTGTGGTGGCCATGTTTCACACTCCAATTAGGTCGTTATTTGAGACGGTCTCGAACCATCTGGTTTGATTGTACACATCTCCCCAGATGAGATCCGGTATTACGTCCTGCCATTTCAGTATCTGGTAACTGAATCTTGGGTCTGAGATGGACAGTGTGAGGGTGTGGTTTCCGCCGTTGTACGAGTCGGCCCAGCCCTCCACGATCCCCGTGTAGTCATCGTACGGGCCTTGGGCGGGTAGGTTGTAGATCCTTAGCAGTGAGCCGCTGATGAGCTTCATCACCTCAAGGGTGGTGGCTGCGTCCAGCAGGTTCACCAGGATACTGATTTGGCCGAGATCCCACAGCGGGTTCGCTTGCGCGGTGATGACTTGACCACCACGGATTGTTGCGTCACTGACGTTACTTATCGTGGTGTTGAGTAAGTATTCTCTGCGGCCGTACGCGGATATGGACGCACTATCGGTCTGCTGAACGGACTGATCTGTGCCGTACGTAACCGTAATATCGTTTATGAGTGGTTCTAGTTGTTTCGTCCAGGTGGGTGAGAGGATGATCCCAGCACCGTCAATGGTGGTTCCGTTGATTCCTGGGGCGATACTCGCCCATGTGCCAGCGGTGTTCGCCCAGTCACTGGTCTGTAATGACCAGATGCCTGTGAGGGTTGTTTGCCCACGGTTCCCGTAATCCTCAAAAACCACTGTACCGTCTGGCGTGTCATAGAAAGTCGCTCCTGACTGCGTAGCCATGTCTGAGATACCGTTCCAAGCCGTGGTGATTACGGCGTCCACAGCGGGTACGGCTTTGACGGTGATGTTCGCGTCCCCACCGTTCAGGTACGAAACACCCGAGGCTGAGAGGATGGATTCTACGCGCTGCCTGACTGTCTCCTCCACGTAACCCGACCCGCCGACATCCACAAGGCCGAGCTCGGCGAGGTTGCCCATCCCCGTGACAGTAGTTATGGCTGTGGGTGGGTTCGTGCCACTGAAGCTCACATCTATGTCGGAGATCTTGCCCGAGAATCTAGGCTGCCCGTTGAAGTACACCACCAGATAGTCGGATATTTCCATCACTGGGCCTGCGGCCCCACGGATCACGAGTTGTGCGCTGGACGCTGTGGGGATATCCGTGACGGTAGATCGGCCATGCATGACCGTAACGTTGAACTCCACTGTTCCCATGTCAATGTTGGCCCCGTTCAGGGTCATAGTCAGGGTCATGTTAGTACCGGCTGCACAGAGGAACCGGCCCTAGCGTCACCACGCCGGATCACGTTTTGGATCGCTAACGCCACAGCCTGATCAGTGATGCGCTGCTGGGCTGAGGTCGCTGACGCTACTTTCTCGGCCCTGGCTGCCGTGGCTGCGGCCTCCACGTTCCGTACAGCTTCGGCTACGTCTTTGGCTAGGCGCGACTTGAACGCGGAACCCACCGGCTTCGCCATGTTTTTGCCTAGTTTCTTGAGGGTTTTCTGCTCGGCCTGCAACTGTGTGGCTAGGCTCGTGACCATCCCTGCGGCTGATTCCACGCCAGCAGTCATGAACTCGGGAACGAGACCCATGGCCAGACCAGCCGTGGTTTCCTGAACACCCACCCACTTTTCGTTGATGGTGGGCACAAGACCGTCATCTATGAGTTGCTGCCCTAACTCGGCACCAGTTGTTGGCCCGAGACTCGCAATAGCGTCAATAAGTGTCTTGTCAGCCCCCTGCGCTTTAATGCTGTTGAGGACGTTACCGAAGTAGTTGGCCTGTTCTATCTGCTTATTGAAACCCTCCACGAGGCTGGTGCCTGTGGCTTGACCAGCGTCATCGAACTGCGCCTCAAACGCGGCCCCGAGATCTATGCCGCCGAGTAGGTCACGTTGGATCGCCGTGGCGTAATCTTTGACGGCTTGTGCGGCTGACTGGAACGCGGTCACGGATTTATCCAGAGCTGTGGCCGTGAGACCCTCGGACTCCTGGAGGATCTTTTGAGCGTCTATCGCTTTCAGTTCCCACTTCGTGAGTGTCTCGGTGGCTTTCGCTGCGCCCTTGGTCGCTGTGGTGGTTTCGTCTAATAGTTTCGCTTTACGTGCTAAGTACGGTGCGAGTGCCGCTTCCTGCTTAATGCGCTGGGCTGCCAAAATACCGGAGTCATGGGCACCAGCGATCATTTCCTCTCTTGCTATTCGGGCATCTATCCGACCGGCGCGCTCCGCTTTAGCCAATGCCACGAAAGAATCATGAACACCATCTAGGGCCTTCGCGTATTCGTCAGCCTCAATCTGACCGTTACGGAATGTATTGTATATTTCCGTCAAGCCTCCACTGGCGAGGGCTGCGCTGGCTCTCAACCCCAACATGGCTGCGTCAACAACTTTGATGTTTGTCCCGGTTACTTTCGCTTCCGTGTTTAGATCACCAAAGGCATCTTTAAGTTCTATGATCTCGCTAATCGCTTCACCCACACCTCTTGTGAGCAACGCGATTTCTGCGCCTACTTTGCTAATACCGGCCGCCATGCCCATTGAGCCACCCATGGCGCTCGTGGCTGTTTCTATGGCATCAACAAGACCGAGACCAATCTCGGCTTTAGCGTCCTCCACAGCGGCCGTGAGGATACGTTGAGTGTTTGCGAGGCCATCCGCTGTACGTAAAAAGTCACCTTGCGCGTCAGTTGTTTGGGCAAGAATAACCTGGTGGGCTGCGAGGACTTTCTGCTGCGTAGTGAGCATCCCTGTGCCGTCATAAATCCCCATTGTGAGGGCTTGGGCTTTAAGAGCTGCGTCATCTAGCAGGACACCGAAACGGCGTAGCGGCTCGGCTTCGCCGCGTAAAGCGGAACCGATCGCTGTGATGGCTTCCTGTGGGCTGGAGTTGTTGAACGAGGCAAGGTCAGCGGATAAGGTCACGAGGTCTGTGGAGAAGTCCACAAGATCCTGATCGGCTAAACCCGCCGCTTTTCCAAATTGGGCAAAAGTCGCGGCAGCTTCCAAAGCCATAGTTTCGGTTTGCCCGAGGGCTGTAACGCTGGTTTCGGCAAACTCTAAAATCTTGGTAGACGATTCACCAAAGATCTCGCCTACCTTGTTTTGTGTTTCTATCAGGTCAGAAGCCGCGTTCACTGCGTCCACACCGAGTTTCACGGCGAACGCTCCAGCGGCAGCAGTGGCACCGATTAACGCTGGGCCGAGAAACTTGCTGACCGAGTTACCTAAGCCTTTCAAGCCACCTTCAGCCTGGTTTATCCCACGGTTAAACTTTTTGAGGTCAGCGGCAAGATAAACTGTGAGGGTTTTCCCTGTACTCGGGGCCATCAGATCACCGGCCATTTCCGTACGACACGATCAACAGCCTGGCCCCATTCTTGCAAGGCTGGTTTTTGGTATGCTCGGGCTTTCGCGATCCAGTTAGTTTTCTCAAAAGGTGCGGTTGATTCTCTGCCCTTGCCTGTATCTGTCGGGTAACGCAGCATGTTAGAGGACGCGCCACCACGGGTCACTTTCTTATTCTTACCAATCATCACTTTGGGTAGCCTGTCAGATCCGGCCCGAACCGAATCCGCGAGAACGTCACCCCAGCCGCCACCGGCTTTCATTGCTGCCTGTTTCCACGCCGGCACCATGTGGCGTTCAGCAATAGTCTTGGAGGCACCCCGAAGTTCCTTGTTGGCGAGCTTGCCGAGTTTGCGCAGGTCAGCAAGTAGAGGGTTAAGGCCCTGAATGTAAACATCTATTTCTTTAGCCATCAGATTTCAACTCCTCCATAATCGTGACCACCTCACGGCCGGTCAGTTTCTTTACTTCACTGAGCGTCCACCCTGTGGCGAGCGCAAGTTGTATCATCAGCCTGCTGTGGCTGCCTCCGTAAAAACCTCGGCGTTCTCACTCACCATGTTCACCTTGACCCTGTTGCGTCTGGCCCACAGTTTCACGGTGGCGAGGTTTCCTGGCTCTTTATCTTCCAGGTAGTAGTACGCGATTGTGAGACGCATACCCTGTTCGCTGGCTGGCTTGTTACCTTGCAATTCCTCGTACATCATGAAGTCCACTGGGAGTGTTTCAATCTCAATGGTTTCGTGATTGTCGGACTCTATCTTCAGTTTTGGGTACATGGTGTTCCCCTTTGCTCTCGTTGTTTAAGTGAAGACGATTTCGCCTTCAAGTCCTACCGTGCAAGTAGCGATCCCGTCTGCTGGGAAGGCCACGTTTGCCGCGTTCACGAACATGGCTGTTGATGTCCACGCTCCTGTTGCGCTGCTGATCGTCATGGCAACGGATGACGCTGCTGCGATGGCGGTTTGTAACGCCTCGTACATCCCTGCGTTCTCGTCATACAAGAAATCGAGGCTTACTGATGAGATCAAGTCCACTTGATCGTACGCAACGCAACTGAGTGTCTTAGTGCGGAGGATTGTTGGATTGGTTTCTACTGTGCCCGAAGTGATCTGGCATTCGTAGGACACTGAGCCGAGATCAACCGTGAAGGCTGCCCCCGCTACTGAGATTGCTGCTGGCATTTCTTACTCCTTCATTTCAATTGAGAGGTTTATCTCGGTGCTTACCACTGTGCCCTGTGCGCCCAGCGATAAAAGTTGCGGTGCGGTTACTGACTCCACACTAAAATTGTTAGGTACTAGCGTGAGCATGGCATCCACGGCGGTTTCTGTTTGTGTCGTTGCCGTGTCGTTCACTCGTGCGTTGATGTTGATGAGTACACGCCACCGGCATCGGTAATTCAAGGTACTGCCG